GCGCAGAGAAAAGGTCCCGGCTTTTACGCCACCTTCGTGGAGTATGGGCACAAGGGACCAAGGCCTGCCGGCCCGCACCCTTTCCTGGCGCCGGCCTTTGACGCCAAGCAGGAAGAGGCCTATGAGATTATCAAGGCTGAACTGACAGATCAACTGAAATAAAAACATGAGGTGAAATACATTGTCTAAATCAACCATCGGACTCAGAGACCTGGTCACGGCCCAGCTGCTGACGGACGCCGCATCATCGCCGACGACCTACGGGCCTGTCGAGGCAGTAATCGGCTCTATCAATGTCAAGATCACAGATGACAGCGGCAAGGCGGATGTACAATACGCGGATGACGCTGAATTTGACCGGCTGTATCCACTGCCCAAACTGGGCTTTTCCATGCAGCTGACGGACGTGCCGCCCCTGTGGCAGGCGAAGTTCTTTGGCCACGCGACAGACGCCAACGGTGTGGTGGTCGCGGCCAACAATGACGTTCCGCCCTATCGTGCCTTTGGCTACAAAAGCAAAAAAGCTGACGGCTCCTTCCGCTATGTGTGGCTGCTGAAATGCATCCCGGTCAAACGCTCGGGCGAGCACGAACACGCGACGGAGGAAGGCGACAAAGTGGACCGCAAAACGTCCACCATTGACTGGGAAGTCGTGCCGACAGTTTACGCCGGCAAGTACCAGTATTTTGTCGACGATGATACCGCCGCCTTCTCAAGCGCCAAGGCGACCTTCTTTGACGCGCCCTATAACCCGGCCGCGGCGGGCGACATCCAAATCACCACCCAGCCACTTGACAAGTACCTGGCCAAAAACGCAGGCGGCAGCCTGGTTGTGCTTGGCACCCAGACACCCGCCTACCAGTGGTACAAGGCCGCGGGCAAGACCTACGCCGGCGCTGAACAGTCTGACTACACCGGCAACAAGGGCGGGACGCTGACCATCCCGACCAGTATCGCATCGGGAACCCACTACTTCTTTGCCAAGGCCAGCAAGGCCGGATTCAGGGATGTATACAGCGAAATCGCTGTGGTCATCATCGGGGAATAAACCAAAGAACGATATCTGCCAAGGGAGACTCTTCGGGGTCTCCCTTTATTTTCCACAGGGGAGGGACCATGTTTACCATCACCGTCAAAGACAAAACCTACACGGTTAAAAAAGTCACGCCGCGGGCACTGTATGAGATGCAGCCCGCTCTGGATATGTTCAACAAAATCAATTTGGTCACCCAGGCATCCTTAAAAGGCGAAGTGATTGAAACGCCGCCCGAGGACATCAAACAGGCGATGAACACATTGCTGGACTGGTTTGTTATTTTTTGCGGGGAACAGTTCAGCCGGGAGGACCTATTGGACGGCTATGGCGCTGACAGCATCATCCGGGACATCGGCGTGGCCATCCGCGCTGTGCAGATGCAGGTGACGGAGGCGATTACCGCTTTCCCTACGACAGCGAAGCCGTCAGTCAAGACAGCGGAAACAGCGAAACCGCCTACCGCGACCTCGCGCTTCGCATATATTCGGACTGCCTTGAAAAAGGCATTGCGCCGCAAATAGTTGATGAGATGGATGTCTGCCTGTACATCCGCATCAAGATGTGGCAGCTGAGCGAGCTGCACCCGCCGCAGGAAGAAATGACAGTCGAGGACTGGATATTTTAAGGAGTGAACGAGGATGGCTGAGAGCGTACGAGAGCTGGTTGTAGTCCTGAGCATGGAGGCCGGGACATTCTCAAAAACCTGCAGGGATATCAATCAGCAGATCAAGGGCGTCGAGGCCGAGTTTAACAACATCACGGCAGGCGCCGGCAGCTGGACTGACACCATGGCCGGGCGCAAGGCGAAGATGGACGCGCTGACGGAAACGCTTGACCTGCAAAAAACGAAAGTCGCCACCATCGCAGCGGAGCTTGAAAAGGCAAAAGAAGCGCTGGCGGGAGCAACAACTGATACCGGAAAATTACAAGGCGCACGCAATGTCACTGATCTTGAAAAGCAATTGAACAATGCGGAAGCCGCCGCTAAAAACACACAGACTGCGATTGAGGCGCTAAACCAAATCAGCCTGCAGAAGCTGGGCTCAACACTGGAGACTTTTGGCGGGAACCTGCAAAGGTTTGGCCGGAAGTTTTCTTTGTATATCGGCGGGCCGCTGTCGGCGCTGGGGATCAAGAGCTTTAACCTGGCCAAGGATTACGAAACGGCGATGGCGGATATACAGATCGCGACAAAGCAAACGGATGATGAAATGGTGGTCATGTATGACACCGTGAAGGACATGTCAGAAGTAAGGCCGGCCGGCTTTATCGAGACTGCCGGCGTCATGGGCTCGCTGGCCAGGGCCGGCCTTGCCGGGGACGTACTGGAGCGGGTGACGGGATACATGCTTGACCTGGCCGCAACGAGTGATATCGACGCGGAAGGCGCGGCCTCCGGGGTTATAAAATTCTTAAACGCCACAGAGGGCGGCGTGGATAACATTGACAGGTTTTCATCTGCTTTGCTGTGGCTGGGCAACGAAGGCGTATCCACCACAGGCGAAATCTTTGACATGTCCCAGCGCATGGCGGCAACCGGCAGCCTGGCCGGCTTTTCGACAACGCAAATCCTCGCGCTGGCCTCCGGCTTTGCGTCCATGGGCATTGAATCCCAGGCGGGCGGCTCGGCCATGTCCAAGCTGATGAAGAAGATGCAGCTGGCCAATGAGGTCGGCGGCGGCGCGATGAAGGAATTTGCCGAGAATACAAACACAGCCGGGATGAGCGTCCGGGATATTCAGCTGGCGGCCGATGACAGCGACTGGGTCAAGGGCATGGCTGAGAGCATGAACAAAACAAAAGCGGAAGTCAAAGACATGGTCGCGGCCATGGTCGCGCTGGACGGGATTGCCTCGGCCAGCGGGCTGAGTGCTGAGGCTTTCATGGCGGGCTGGTCGAAGGACCCGGGGAACGCCGCGCTCGCGTTTTTTGAGGGTCTCCACCAGGCGGCGCTGTCCGGAGATGAATCGGTCTTGCAGCTGCTGGACACCCTGGGCATCACGGAAGTCCGCATGAGCAACCTGACGGCGACAGCGGCGAAGAACCCTGACCTATTCAGGGGCTTTATGGCCGGCGCGGAAGAAGCCTATGGGGCCAATACAGAGCTCGCCGAAGCGGCCGCCATTGCCTATGACACGATGCAGTCAAAGCAGGACATGGCGCTTAATGCTGTTGAAAACGCCGGCGCCAATGTCGGGGTAAACGTTGGGGAGGCGCTGCAGCCGGTCATTGAAAAGATAGGCGAATTGGCGACTGAGTTCGGGAAACTGGATGAAACCACGCAGAGCAACTGGGTGAAGGTAGCGGGGGCCTTAGTGCTGCTGGGGCCTGCCGCGGCGGGCATTGGGGGCGTGGCCAAAGGTGTGGGCAGCATGGTGAGTGCACTGGTGAAACTGGATGCGGACGGCGTAACGAACTGGTCCAAACTGATCGGTTTTTTCAACAGCCCAATCGGCGGTCCTTTAGCGGCGGCCGTTGCCGCGGGCGGGGCAATCTTTTTGATGGACCAGTACCTGACCAGCATTTCCGGGAACACCACGAACATCATCAACGGGCTGAAAAACATCGAGATCGGCCTGGACGAAGCAAAATACAAAGAGACCTCCGACGCAATCAAAGAGATCCAGGCCCAGGCGGACGCGCTGTCGGGCAAAACAGGAGAATACAACGCCAACGTGTCTGCCGCCGTTGTTGCGGGGTATGGCACACAATCCATGTACGGCACCGCGCTGGGCTATCAGGCCCGGCTTTCAGAGCAGGAGATCGCTGACATCGCCGGGCAGTACGCGGCCGAGGTCGACAGGCTCAACGCCGCCATCGGCGCGGCCATCAGCCAGTCAGAACAGGCCGCCCTCGCCGCGGAGCGCGACAGGGTCCAGGGGCAGTGGGACGCGGATGCGGCAGCCGCCAAACAACATCATATGGACAAGGTATCGGCGCTGGTGTCCGGGATGATGGCTGCCGACCCGGCGGCGAAAGCCGCGCTGGAGCAGGCCGCCAAAGACTATGACGTCATCGCCGCGCTGACCAAGGCCCAGGCGGATGTCATGAAGGACGGCGTGACCCCGGAACAGACGGACGCCATCTGGAAGAACTTCTTCACGCCGGAGATCATGGCGCAGTATTTCGCCGGGCTGAAGTACGAGGACCTGGTGCCCGGCACGGCCGCGCTGGACCTTGAAAACAAACTGGTCACCGGCCTGTCCTCCGCGCTGACCACCGCGGGCGGGGAGAGTTCCCTGGCCTATACCCTCCTGCAGGGCATCCTGGACAACCCGCTGACCGCGGACGCGTTTGACGCGACCAAGGTCTCCGGCGCCCTGGACGGCATCGTGGAGCTCCTGGACTTCAAAACAGCGGGAGAAACAGCCGGAACGGATTACGGCGCCGCGCTCACGACCGGCCTGGCAGACGAATTGACAGCCGGAACAGAACTGGCGACCACCGCCGCGACCACGATGGCAGAGGCTGTGGATACGGCCTTCACGACCCCGCTGGGCATTGAAAGCCCCTCAACCCTCTTTATCCAGCATGGGCTTGATACGGTGCTGGGCCTGCAGGAAGGCATCCTGGAGGGCATCCCGGTGGCGGCGTCGGCCATGACGATGCTGGGTGAGGCCCTGACGGCCATCGCGGCGGCACAGGGGGCCAGGGCCGGGACAGCCTACGGGACAGCCTTCTCCATGTCGGCCAGTGCCCAGCTGTCTTTTGCCATGGCGCAGATCAAACGCGAGCTGGACCAGCTGAACATTCGCATTAACCGCGGCTACGGCAGCATATAAGGAGGACTCTGATGCCAAACTTCACATTCAAGGGGATATCCTCCGACAGCATGGGCGTGGTGGTGCTGGACTACCCGCCCATCATCAAAGCGAGTGCGAGGGTGACGCTGACCCAGATACCGGGACGCAGCGGCACCCTGACCCTGCAATCGCCCGAAAAGGACTTTGAACCCGTGGAGAAGGTGTGCCAGTGCAGGCTGCTGGCCGGCGCTTCCCTGACGGCGGTGGCGGCCTGGCTGGACGGCAGAGGGACGCTGATCTTTGGCAATGAACCGGCCTACGCCTATACCGCGCGGGTGGGTGACGAAATCAGCTTTGAAAAGATTATGCCGGGCTATGAGGACCGAATATTTGACGCGACCTTCGTCTGCCAGCCCTGGAAGGAGCTGGTAACGCCAGGTGCTGA